TTATTCCTCGCGGTTTGAGCCAGACGGTAAGCGGTCGACGTCGATACGCCCCCGAGGCGATTGGCCAGTTCGCGGACCTGAATCGCACCTTCGCGGAGCCACTGGTCGACGATCTCCTCGTGATTGGCGGGCAGTCGGGTGGAGGGCTTGCCCAGCTTCACTCCCCGTGCCCGAGCAGCCGCCAGACCGGCCTTGGTGCGCTCGATGATGAGCGACCTCTCAAACTCTGCCACGGCAGCGAGGACGTGCATCTGCAGGCGTCCGGCTGGGTTGGTCTTCGACGTGTCGATACCCTGACCGGGGCACACCAGAGCCACCCCATGCTTGTCAAATTCGGCCACAAGCTGGGCGAAGTGCGAGAGGGAGCGGGCCAGACGGTCCAGCTTCACCACGAGGATCGCCTCGTACTTCTTCAGCCGGACTTGCTCCATCATCTTGTCCAAGGCCAACCGGGTCGATTTGGAGCCCGAGATCGTGTCGGTGAAGGTCTCGGTCACCGTCCACCCCCGCTGGGCCGCGTATGCCTGCAGCTCCATCCGCTGGGGGTCGGTGGTTTGGTCGTCGGTGGAGACTCGGAGGTACAGCGCAATGTTCATGAGCTGGACTCTGGTTCGGTGACCCCCGGTATGTAAAGTAAAATCTTATTAAGATTTCACCCGAGGCTCGGAAAAATCGTTTGGGCGCACGGACTTGTTCGGGTTTTCCCGAGCCAGCATCCGCACCACATCGAACGGGCTTTTGAGCTTACGTTCCCGGGTGATGCGCAGCAAGGCATCGCGTTCTCGGGGGTACACGGAGAAGGTCATCGGCTTGGCGAGGGACTTTGCGTTCATAAGGTCAGTCTTTCATCATGTCTCCGGGCGAGGCGATGTCGGAGTCCATGCCCGACATGCTGGCACCTCCAAAGGCCATGTCGAATCCCTCCCAGCCCGAGGACTCCCGCTCCACTTCTCCGACGGATTTGGTGTCGCGAGCTTTGGGAATCAACGACGGGAAACGCATGCGAGCTACGTGCAACATGATGAGAAATGAGTCGGCTCGGTCGGGGGAGTTTTCACCGGTTCGGGCCTTGTAGGCGTCTTTGGGTTCGATGGATTGCTTTTTGCCCAGACCGACCTTCATCCCTCCGCGTCGACCGGCGAGCTCTTCGCTGGTCTTTACGTCCACCCCTCGACCGATCCGGATGATGTCGTACTCAAACAATTTGGCTCCAGCCATCCACAACTCTGTTGCGGTGCGGTCGTACAGGTCTTTCGGGGTTTGGGTGTCCTCGTCGGCGATCTTCACTTCCGACGGACTGGAGGCGTACTCTACTCCGAGGATCGGGGCCACGCCTTCGGCGTCTTCGCTCAAAGGGCTGACCTTGTCTTTCCATTGCCTGCGCATGACGTCGTGGACGCCTCGACCCGTACCGGTTTTATCGATACCGAAGTTTTCCGGCCGCACGTTCAGGATTTTGCATCGGCTCATGTTTTCATCCGACACGTCCTGCGTGTCCCCGTGCGGGAGGATCGCGGTTGCGTCGGCTTGGATTTTCATGGCCGGTTCCGGAAGATCGTGACGCTCCCCCTTGTAATCGATCCACGCGACCGCTCGCCCTACGCGACCGATGGTCATGGCAGGCAAGTCGCTCGTGAATGCCGGATCGGATCCCGCGATAACCTGAGTCGGACCATCGAAAACCCATTCGCCCTCGGCCCGACGGAGGTGGTTGGAGTTAATGACCGTGGTCTGCACCCCGGTCTTGGGGAACCGACCGTACACGTACGTGTAGACGTTCGGGTGCTGGTCGTTGCCCCCTGCCTGAGAGCGGATGATCTTCTGCACCCCCTCGTACGTGATCATGCGCGGAAAAATGGTCTTTTTGGCCATGACGTTCTCCGTCCTCATCGCGTTGATCGAGATGACGTGCCAACCGGTTTCCGACTCCCATTCGTCTTGATCGTCGGCAACCGTTTCCCATCCGCCAACCGGTTTGCAGTTCATCCCGTAGCGGGACCACTCGTCCTTCGGATTCGCTGCGGCCATGATCTTGATGTGCTCCGTGGACCCGTCGACCGACGACAGAAGGTTGGGAGTCTCGTCGAAGATGTTGGCCGGGATCTCTTGAGCCTCGTCGAGCAGGATCCGCAGGCGGGAATTGTCGCCGAAAAGGGGATGGGTCGGACGGTTTTTGATTTTAGCACCCTTCAATTTGCCTCGAGACTTTGGCCCGCCCGGAATCACCAACACGAAAATCCCCATGCCGCGTTTCTTGTCGAGGGAGATCGACTCCGAGTCGACCTGACCCGGGAGCGGCAACACGGCTTCGGTGTGCAGACGGACGATGTCGGCGTAGAGGTTCTTCTCGACGTGGTCTTGGGAGTTGGACGCAACTTCGATGCGGGTCCACTCCGGGTCGAGCAGCCAGTCGAGGACGCACCAAGCCGAGGGGGTGAAAGTCTTCCCCACCGATCCGCACCCCATCACGTTGATCTGGTTCTTCGTGAACAGTGCGTTCCACATCAGTTGAGCCGCTTTCGGCTCGGGCGTGAACGTCTTCGGACCCCACAGCACGATGGAGGCTGCAACGTAATCTCGGGCGTAGAGCAGCGAGTAGACGTAGGCCCACGCCATCGCCATCATGTCGGACGGCTGCTGCATGGGCTTGCGCAGGGTCGGGTTGTTCTGGACGTACCGCATGAATGCGGGATCCTTGAACATCCGCGCCACTGCGTTGGTCAAAGCCGGTACGTTATCGGTCTCCCGGTAGAGGAACAGATCGTTGTGGATCTGACGAAGGCTGGCCTTTCGGGCTTTGTCAGGAAGTATGACCGGCATGAAATCTTAATAACTTGTTTTGCGTTGCCATCAAGTGCCGATTGATCAAGAGAGTTTATCTCCCCCTACACCATGCCATTCAAATCGAAAGCCCAAGCCCGGTATCTTTTTGCTCGTGAGCCGGAAGTCGCCAAAAAGTTTGCCAAGGAAACTCCGTCGATGAAGAACGTTCCGGAGAAAAAGATGGCCGAGACCAAAAAGAAAAAGTGAAACTTGGACGAGGAAAAGTTCCCCCGGGAGGCTGGCATTTTGTCGTCGCTCCCAACGTAAAGTTGGAGGCGATCACCGAAGAGATTTTGGTGAACCAGATTTTTGAGTACCGGCTGAGAAACAATATCCCGATGGGGGATATCGAGCGGGATATCGACGACTACTACTGCAAACTCTGGCCCGAAGTTTGCCAAAAGGAACCCAAAGACGAGGAGGGCGGATCTTCGGCATCGGCTCCACCGGCCGAGCCCATGCTCAACCGGGTTACTCGGTGGGTCGCAATGCTGGTTCATCAGCAACCCAAGGGCGGCTACAATTTGATCTCGGCCGAGGAGGCCAATCGCCGTGCTGATATTTGCGTGGGTTGCCCCCTAAACTACCCATGGCGCGGAGGGTGCTCTGGATGCAGCAGCTCCACCGTCGCGGTGTCAGGCCAGCTCCGGAAAATGCAGGCTGCACGCCAGCAGGGCAATCTGATGGCGTGCAAAGTGGCTGGGTGGGACAACGCCACGGCTGCGTTCATGCCCATGCCTACCCTCGGCCTGACGGAAGAGCAGTTGCAATCTCTGCCGGATCGGTGTTGGAGAAAGTCATGATCATTCGATGGAATAGTCCCCTCAAGCTCCTCAAATCGGTTTTACGGACGCTTCGATACCTCGTTGAGGGGCGACCGATTTTTGCCCCTAAAGAGGTTCAGGACGAGCGGTACGCCATCTGCGCGGGTTGCCGTTGGCACCTCGACGGTCAATGCACCGTATGCACCTGCTTCACCAGCATGAAGGTCGTTTTGGCCGGGGAAAAATGCCCCGACAACCCTTCCCGATGGAAAAAGTTGACTTTCAGTAAACCGGTACCCACAAAAACGACCGTCGCGTAATCGCAATGCCAAACGACATCCAACCGAACAACCAAGATCTCGTAGGTAACGGCAGTCCGTTGCCCACAATCGGTATTGCCACGATTGACGCTCCCGAACGTACCGACAACGGGTACGGCGACCAGCTCAAGCTGGAAGCCCGGTCAGTCAAGACTGTCGACCACGCTTGGAACATTTGCAAAGCGACCGAGCAGAACAACCGGACCCGTGCCGCACGCACGGCTGACATCCAGTCCCTGCATGACGGGGAGCCTCCCCGGTCATCGGCCTCGCAGGCCGAGCGTGGCAAGTCTTGGCAGTCGAATGCATCCACCAACTGGTTGTCGGGCATTGTGGGTCGAGTCAGTCAGCGGTTCGTGAGCGCGACGATCTCGCAGATCTACGTCACGTCGAGTTCCCTGCCGTCCAACCTGAACAACGCCAAGGCCAAGACGGATTTGTTCCGAGCCAAGTTCACCCAGTTGATCCGTTCGTGGGACGGCAATACCGGCCTGATCAACAGTCTGGCAGTTGAGACCGCCCTGCAGGGCTACGCCTATTCGGTGTTCCTCGACCCCTACACGTACAAGCCGACGATGTTCAAGCAGGACCGGGCCTTTTGCCCGGAGCAGTCGGGACAGCACGCCCGAGATCTGCAGTTCTTCGTGGCAAAGATTGACTACCGGCTCGACGAGTTCCTGTCCCTGTTCAAGGACGAGGAGTCGGCGAAAGAAGTCGGGTACGACCTCGACAACTGCGTGTACGCCGCGAACAACGCGAAGATGATGGACCCGCGAGAAGACGCGACCACCACTCAGTTTCGCAAGTTCGTCGAGATGCTCAACGAGGGCGTTCTTGGCCTCACGTTTACGAGCACGGGTGCTCGAGTCGTCCCGTGCTGGCTCCTGTTCAATCGCGAGTACGACGGCAAGGTGTCGTTCTGGTTGATTCACCGCGACACCGGCAAGATGCTCCGGTTCAGTTTCAAACTCTTCCCCCAGATGGAAGACGTGGTTGCGATGTTCAGTTTTGAACCCGGCAACGGATGCATCCACTCGTCGAAGGGTCTGGGTCGCAAGCTTGCGTCTCTTACGATCATGAAGGAGCTGTTCCGCAACGGCATTATTGACAACAGCCGCATGAGCGGACTGATGATCCTGCGAGCCGACGCGAAGGACAAATCCAAGTTTGCTCCTGCGGTGATGGCACCGTTCATCGTCATCGATAAATCCGTCGAGATTCCCCAGCAGCAGTTCATCGCCAACTCGGAATCCTACAAGGTCACCGACGTTCAGATCGACGGTTGGGCGGAGCAGTCGGTGGGCGCATATCTGGCCCAACAAATCGCGCCGGAAGGTCGTAGCGAGAAAACCGCTACCGAAGCCCAGATCGATGCACGACGGGACGCCGAGGCGGCAGACATCATGATTCGCCGTTGGATCGATCAGTTCGCCAACCTCACCCAGATCCAGCAGCTCCGGGCTTTCTCGGACGACTACATTTCGGAAGCTCGTCGGCTGTCAAAGAAGCTGATGGCCGATCCAGAACTCGATACCCCGAAGTTTTACGAGGGGCACGGCGATTCCGATCCGGAAGCTCTTCGGATCCTGATCGAGATCATGATGGATCCGTTGATGGTTACCGACGACGAGATCAAAACGTGGCGCATGTCCCCGGCCAGTCCTCTGGCTCACACGTCGGATTCGGCGCTCGCTCAGGGCGTTTCGGTCGTGGCGCAGAAGTACGCGGGCAACCCCAACGTCGACATGTCGAAAGTCATTCAGCGCGACGTGGAGAACATCGTGGGGTCTGAATTGGCCGGAGAGTTCTTGGTTCCGAATCCGGACCAGACTGTCCAGTCCGAGGCCCAGCGCATGCAGCTCATGGAGTCCAGCGTCATGACCAGTTCCCAGTTGGAGATCCCGGTCAGCCCTCGTGACAATCACTTGGTGCATGGTCAGACGGTGCAGCAACTGTTGACGCAGTACGCCGCTCCGGTGCTCGGTCAACCCAATCCGCCGCCGCAAGTTCTCAAGGCTGCAGAGATGAACCTCAACCATTTGCTGGCTCACCTCAAGATCGGCGAGTCGATGGGCCTCAACAAGAATCCGCAGTTCAAGGAGCTGGAGAAATTCGCTCTTGGGTTCAAAAAGCAGATGGCTCAGGTGGTGCAGATCAATGCCGAGATGCAAGCGTCCCAGACTGCGGTCATGGATGCGATCCGTCGGGAAGGTCTCGCCCCCGAAGGCCCGGAAGCCGGAGCAGAGGCACCCGATCAAATTTTGGAATCGGCTTTGCCCGGTTCTGCCGTACCAACTGAACCACTACAAGGCGAAGCGCCCGCACTCGCTAATGTACCTTCGTAAAGAAAACCAAGACCCCGTCGCCAACTTCCTCAATTCCCCGCTCTGGCAAGACATCAAACGGTGTCTGCAGGAGCGCCGACCGGAATCTCCGGTGTCGGTAGACCCCGTTCACGTAGCGGCGGCAAAAGGTTTTGAGAGGAAAGGATACGAGCAAGCCATTGCCGACATTGAGCTGCTGCCGTTCGACAGTCCCGTACTCCGGGAAGACCCCTTTAACCGCCCGTCCGTAAACGCAACCGAAGACTAACATGCCCGAACCCATCGCAAATATCCCGTTTGATCTCGCTGGTCTGGAAGATTTGGCTCGAAAAGCCAGTCCTCAACTTGCCAAGGAAGTGGATGCCGAACTCGACTCTGCTCCGGAGCCCGCAATTCAACCAGATGAAGTAGCTCCGGATCCGGTTCCCGAGCCCGAGGCTCCGACCGAGCCCGAGGTCGAGGTCGAGGCCGAATCGGAAACGTCTATCGCAGACGAACTGGGTGAGCTTAACCGGCAGTCGGAAGAAGCCAAATCCAAGCCTGCACCCGCTCCGGAAGCCAAACCTGCCGAAACCTCGAAAGAGGCTCCGGTCCCCCAGCGGGATTCCGATCTGAGTCTCGACAACCGCCAGTCTGCGGCGATGCACCCAAAGACGAAAAAGATCATTGAGGAGCGGAATCAGAAGATCATCGTCGAGCGCAACAAAGCCGAGGCGTTGGCCAAAGAAAAAGAGGCTCTGGCTGTCGAGCTCAATCAAGCCCGCGATGCGCTCAAGAAGGGAGTCATTCCGAAAGATACCGAGGAAGAGTTGACCAAACTTCGCGAGACCGTTCGGGAGTTCGACATCCAGCGCGACCCGAGTCTTCAGGCCAAATACGACGCCCCCCTGTCCAAAAACCAAGGTCAGATCCTCAAGGTTCTGCAGAGTTTTGGCGTGGGGAAGACTGTGGACGGTAAAGACGATCCAGAAGCGGTCTCCAAACTGCAGCGCGACGGTCTGAATTTCAAAACGGTGACCCCGTTCATCAAGAAGTTGTCGGACGAAGGCTACGAGGAGGAGGCCGAACAGCTCCGAGAGCTGTTGCGCGACAACATCCGCATCAAATCCGCCAAAGAAGAGGAGATCTCCAGTTGGAAGACCAATTTCTCCGCGAAAAAAGAGCAGTCGATTGCCGAACAGCGCCAAAATCAGGAGAAAACGGTTTCCGAAATCCGTGAGCACTCCCAGCGTATCCTTAATTCGGATATTTCGGCATTGTCCAAGGATCTACCATACCTGCAACGCCCGTCCGAGCCTCTTCCGACCGACTCAGCAGCCGTCTCCAAGTCCAAGCAGGACGCCATTGCGTCTTACGATGCCATGGCGAAGCAGATTTCAGACGCTGTGTCGGAGCTGGACGTGTCCAGAGTGTCCCCGGACAAAGTCGCCGAGGTCAATGGTCGCGTGAGTGCGAACGCGGTTCAAAGCATCATCTTCAAGCAGCACGTTTTGCCCAAGCTGATGAAGGATCTGGCCGATCTCCGCGCCCGGAACACCGAGCTGGAAGCCAAGTTTGGCAAGATCAAGACCGCCGGGACGCTCTCCCGTGCCCACGCTGCTGCTGCGTCAGCTCCTGCCGGTGCAAAGGCTTCGTTGCCCGAGAGCAATGAGGACGCTGCCCGACAGATCGCCAAGGAGATGGGTGTGTCCATTGACTAACCCGTGATTGACCTAGTCAATCTCCCCCAAACCTACATCGACAAATACGGGCGGGACAAAGTGACCGAGATAATCGGGCAAGGTCCGTCCATGATGTCGATGTGGCTCTCGCGGAAGCGATTTCCGGTCGAAGCCGTGCAGAAACTGCTGGATTTCGATCCATCGGTCCTGCACGGCATAAAACCGCTCTACACCAATCCGGAACCCGGCAAGAAGCTGGTCATTCTGATGCCGTTGAACGGGTCTCCTGAACCGGAAGTTCTGGATGCGTTTTCCCGTCTGTACGACCCAAGGGAGATGGATTTCCGAAGGGTCGCATTCAACAATCTGTCGGTTGCCCGCAATGCATTAGCCGGAGAATTTCTACGCGGCCCTTGGGATAAGGCGATTTGGTGGGACGGGGACACGATTCCACCCTATGGGGATGCTGCCGCATTCAAGAAACTCTGCCAGACCCCGAACATGCCTGACGTCTTTGCGGGCGTTCACTCGATCTACCGCATGCTGGTTCACAAACAGTCGTTCGTAAGTGCCGTTTACGTCGGACGCAAAAAGGGTGCCCCAGCTCAATTTGGCGGAGGGGAACACGAGTCAACCAAGCAGATGGTGAAGCGAGGTCCACGCGATGAGCTCCGCGATGCCGACTGGTGTGGGTTTGGGTTCGTGCTCACCGACCGAAAAATCTTTGAGGACATCATCAAAACTCAGGGTGATGAGATCCGTGTTACCAACGAGGGTCTTCGTAGCCGGTTTGGCTACGATCACGCCTTTTTCACTCCGACCGGGGTAAATGTTCCCGGAGACGACATCCCATTTTGCGTTCGTGCCGCCAAAGCTGGCCACGGGGTCAAAATCGACATGTCCGTTTTTGCAGCTCACGTAGGCAATCATGCCTACACCTACCAAGACCTATAACCCGATACCACAATGCCCGCCCCGTCCAATATCCAAACCCTCACCTCTGGCCCAGCAATGATGCAGATGAGTGACGGTTCGCTCGTTCCCGTGTCGCAACCCAGCCGAGCCCAGCACGGCAATCACCAAAAACTGCTCCTCGTGATCCAATACTTTGAGGGCGACAAAGCCGCCGCCGAGGAGCTTGGAGCACTGATCGCAGACTTGGAGCGTGTCCGCAATCGTACGGCCGACATCCTCATTTTCCGCCGCGCTGATGCGTCGGAATACAGCAACGACGTCATCATTCGACTCCGGGACAAATTCGACAACGTGTTCGTCGAATCGTGCCGCCGCAATGACGCGAAAGGATATCCGTTCGGACCCAATCAGATGTGGGCGGATCTGGTCTGCGTGATGGGTCAAATGCCGCAATGGAGGGACAACTACTATGCGTTTCTGCCGTTGGAGGCTGATTGCGTCCCAGTCCACCCCGGCTGGGTAAACGAGCTCGCTGACGAGTTCAAGGTGGCCAAGGCTCGGAACTACTCAGTCGTGGGCCACGTTCAAGAGTCCCCAATTCGCCACATGAACGGGGTTGCGGTTTATGACACGAAGCTGTGGTCGATTGTGGGCGGCACCAAGCTCAATGGGTCGGATCCTCAGATCGCCTACGACATCCATCATCGGGACGACATTCTCCCGATAGCGTACGATTCGCCGCTGATCATGATGCAATTTCAGCGGCCGACCATCACGCCCAAAGACCTGTTTCGCCCATGGAAAAACGGGATTGAGCCTGCGTTGTTTCACGGAGTGAAAGACAGTTCCGCTCGAGCGGCGGTGAGGGCGAAACACATCACGTTCACCGGTGAAATGGACGTGTCCAACCGGACGGTGTTCACCTATGAACACAGTCGAACCAACAACCATGCAGCCAATTTGGTCTATGCGCTGTGGGCCGACGGGTGGAAAAGCCGTGGATGGAACCCGATTAAATTGAACATCCGAGATGCTGCTCGTGAATCTCGTTACGCCGAGGTCATGAACGTCGTCAACCGGATGAAGTTCCTCGGGTCTACGACGGACGAAGTTGCCCGCATCGTGCGTTGGGTCGCACTTGAGGCGGTGGGCGGAGGTCTCATGGTTGATCCTGACGTGTTGCCTACCAACTTCAATCCGGCCGGGTTCAAACGGGTTCCGGCGCTGTTGAGCTCCGAAAAAGGCTCCGGCATTTTTGCCGCATACTTGGATAAGAAGACCCTCGGAGTTTTCCTCGACAGCCTGCGAAAGTTCCCAGTCGACCCAAATGCCCGGTTGTCCGGGGCGGAGCTTCTGGTGCTCAAGCACAGCGGCGTAATCAAAAAGGCTACCGAGAAAGTCTCCATTTTCGGGTCCAAGGGGTGGCGTTCTCAGCCGATGGTGTCGTTTAACCAGTCGGAGATGCAGAGACTCGGAGTCGCGGGAATGTCGATTCGATCCATGGAAAAATTCCTTCAGGAGTGCTGACATGAAAAGGGTTGACCACGCCTGCCAACAGGTTATTGGGTAAGTCAGCCGGAGGTTATTAGCGCGAAAGCGCCGGTCCGCTACGAGAGTAGTACATCTGCCGGGGACAAACGGGTGCGTCGAAAGACCAAATTGGAGAGGGTACTACCCACCTTCGACTGAACAACCCACCGTCCCCGGTGGATAATCTAATCATAACTCTCTCCCACCATGGCTTGCACTCCCATTCCGATTGACGTCGCGACTCAGCTCTTCTCCCGCGACCCCCAACGCCTTTACGGCCCCATCGCCAAGTCCCTGCTCACGCAGGTTCCCTACATCTCGACTCTGAAATCGGGCACGTTCCCGGCGGCAGTTTCGGCCAACCTGATCAGCGTTGCTCAAGGTCGTTCGTACCTCCAGAGCTCGCTCGCCAATCCGTCGTTCACCTCGATGCTGAACCTCTGCGGTTCCTGCTCGCTGAACGTGGACTCCAACGGCACGAACCAGTACACGTACTCGGCTTCGATCAATCAGGGCATGTCCAACAAGATCTGCTTGAACCAAGGGTTCAGCGCGTTCCTTGGCTCCCTGACTGCCCAGCTTGAGTCGTATCAGACCGGTGTCACCGAGCTGATCAATGCCGACATCCGTTGGCAGCTCTTCCTGCGTTCGGGCGTCAAGATGGCGGTTCGTACCGGCATCGGCATCACCAGCCAGATCACTGGCGGCGAGTACAACATCGACCAAGCGGTCCCTGCGGTCCTCTCCGATGCCCAGCTCACGTTCGGCACGCTCCAAAGCGTCAACCGTTACATGCGCTCGGCCCTTCGCGCCAAGCCCTTCGGCGCTGGTGCCGGTGCCCACGCCCGGTTCATCGGTTCCCCGGACATCCTCGATGCCCTCCGTAACGATCTCGGCGGTGCCGCTGGTCCCGGTGGAGCGAACATCGTCCCCCTCGGTCAAGTTGCCGCTGGCGGCAACAAGATGGCCATTGATGGCCTCACGAGCTACATGTTTGAGCCGCTCTTCCGTGGCATCCAGCTTGCGGAAGACCCGATCCCGCTCCGCCTCAACTGGAACGGCGCTGGCTACGATCCCGTCGACCCGAACTCCGCCTACACGGCGACGTCCGGTCAGTCGGTCTCCATCGTGTCGAGCGCGTGGCTGAACGCCTCTCACGAAGTCGCGTTCCTGATGTTCGACGGCTCGTTCGAACGGCAGGTTCCAGCTCCGTTCACTGGCGAAGGCAAGATCAAGTTCCAGCGCCAGCTCTTCGGCGGTGAGATCCAGTTCATGAACCATCCCGACATGTCCACCAACTTGTTTGGTGACTACGGCGTGATGGCCTACCGCATCGGTCGCGCCCTTCGCCCGATCTACCCGTGGTTCGTGCTCCCGATCATCTACAAACGGTGCAAGGACACGGACAACCTGACGACCTGCACGGGCGTCAGCGGCTAATCCGGCCAAATAACCTCCGCCACCTCGGGGATAACCCCCGAGGTGGCTTTTCTCTTCAACCAGAAAAACCAACACCATGTCCTGCTCAGGTCAGACCCAATGTTTGCCCCCGCAAGCCACGCTATTGTTTTTTCAGGGTACGTCTGGTCCCGTTGGGCCTACCGGACCAATCGGGTCGACTGGCCCGCAGGGTACTCCCGGCGGTGCTACCGGTGCGACCGGCCCGTCGGGTCCACCGGGACCGTCCGGTTCGGGGGGGGCGATGGGACCGACCGGCCTCATCGGGCCTAACGGAGCACTCTGCACGTTCCGTGGCGAATATAATGTCGCTACGAGGTACTACTACAACCCGCAGCGTCGGGACATCATCATCTACAATAGCAGTTATTGGGCAGCGAACAACGGGTCCAAAGATGCCCAGATCAACTGGGGTACTCCCGGAGTTCCGGCGATTGGCGGGGATTGGGAAAATTTTGGCAGTGCATTTTCGATGGTGGCTACTGGGCTTTTGCTGGCGCAAAACGCCGTCATCACCGTCAACCTGACTCTCGGAACCGTAGGATCGAACGTGGGGCGGATTCAATCGGCTAACTACATTCCCGGATCCCAAGGGTTTTTGATCAGCGCGGATGGATCTGCCGAGTTCAACACCGTGACCATTCGTGGAGATATCTCCACTACGTCTCGAAAATTCAATCCGCAAGATACTACCCGGCTTATGCCCCCGGTGGGCTATGCGTCTCAGTTGTTCACAGTAGTGTCCAACTCAAGCATTCCCGAAAACCCCGCTCAATACTATGCTACCGATAACTCCCTCATTTTCTATGGGTGGAGCAACGGAAGCGTTGGGTTGGTCACCAATCGGTTTGGACTATCTCAGCAGCCGTTTTCTATATCTGTTCAAGGTACGGTAAATAACAGCTCCACATCGCAGCAGTTTTTCTACACGGATTTGGTGTACCGTATTCGCACCCTCGGAGTATGGGGAGGCTGGAATTTAATGCCTGCTACCTTTGCGACACGGTCTATTCCCGGAGTTGAAGTATCTTTTCAAAATAGCGGTTTTGCGGTAATCTCACTTTCGGGCACCCAAGATATCCAATTTGGCGCTGCATGGTCAAAGGGGGTCGGAGGAATTACGGCAATGCAAGGAGCCAGTATCTCAGTTCAAGCATTCAACTAACATGTCTGAATCCTGCTGCACTCCCGTAAATTTCTGTTCTCCACCCAACTGGCAGACGGATTTTCCGCAGTTGGTCGGCCCTACCGGCCCCACCGGTCCTTCGGGGTCCCCCGGAGGGGCGTCAGGTCCAACTGGCCCCACCGGTCCGGTGGGTGCTACTGGAGCTATCGGAGTTACCGGTGCGGGCGTAACGGGGGTGACCGGAGTAACGGGAGCAACGGGAGTCGCTGGCCCGATTGGCGTGACCGGAGCCACTGGAGCTGGAGTCACTGGCGTGACTGGCCCCGTGGGCGTGACTGGCGTGACTGGCCCCGTGGGCGTGACTGGCCCCGTGGGCGTCACCGGCGTGACGGGGGCAACGGGGGTCGCGGGCCCGATTGGCGTGACCGGAGCCACTGGAGCTGGAGTCACCGGGGCGACCGGCCCCGTGGGGGCTACTGGAGCTGTTGGCTCGATTGGCGTGACCGGAGCCACTGGAGTTGGCGTGACCGGAGCCACCGGACCGGTTGGCGTGACCGGGGTCACTGGCGTGACCGGTCCAGCCGGGGCGGGCGGGACTCAGGGCTATTGGGGGTCGTTCTGGGACGTAACCAATCAAACCGCTGCGGCGATTAACACCGCATACCCAATCAATCTGGGAGTAAGTGACGCAAATAATCTCGGGGTCAGCATTGTTAGTAGCAATCGGATTACGGTAGCCAATGCCGGAGTATACAATGTCCAGTTTAGTTTTCAGTTAAACAACCCCGCTGCACAGGTTCATGTCGCGGGAATCTGGATTCGTCTTAATGGAGTAGACATTCCGGATACCCGTGGCTCCGTCGGCGTACCGGACAAACAGGGTTCGATAGACGGACAGATTCTTCCGGCATGGAACTATGTCCTCAATCTGAACGCTGGAGACTACTTTCAGTTCTATTGGTCCGTAAATGACACCCTAGTAACTCTCAAAACCTTTCCAGCCGGAACAACTCCTACGTCCCCCCGAGTTCCTTCGGTTATTGTGACGGTAACTCAGGTCACGTATGGTCAGGTTGGGCCAACGGGAGCTACCGGACCTATCGGTGTTACCGGCGCTACCGGCCCGTACGGCCCCAGCACGATTCCGAAAAACTCCCAGACGGCGGCGTACACCCTACAGCTTGTCGATGTCGGCAAATTTGTCAGCATCACCACCGGCGGAATTACGGTGTCGTCGGCAGTGGCGTTTGTTCCCGGAGACGTGATCAGCATCTACAATGACAGCGTATCCACCCAAAACATATCTGGGTCGGGGGTAACGCTGCGGTTGGCGGGCACCGCTACTACGGGAACCCGGACGATTGCCCAATACGGTCTCGGAACCATTTTGTGTGTTGCCACCAACACGTTCGTGGTCGCCGGATCCGGAATAGCCTGATACCCGTTCACCCATGCCCGACAACATCTATCCCGACGACCCAAACGCTTCTAACTGGGTGAAACTCGGTCAGTGGCTGATGGCGTGGTACGCCACTTACGGGCAACCGGTCCCTACGGGAGATCCGCTGTTGACTGCCATCCGAGATGATGACAGCGAAGGAACAAAGTTTGCCAAGTGGCAGCGTTGGCTTAAAGCCATTAGACAAGTCTCCTAACACTCTACTCCCATGCCCGATCCACTCTTACGCGATTTGACCGTTTATGACACCGAAGGCACCCGCTGGGCGGTGATTCAACGCTGGGTCCGGGACATCGTAGACGCCATCGATTCTGGCGCGGGTAGGTCTGACGTCTCGACCATGGTGTTTGTCGGGTCCGGCATCCTCAACAACTCTTTCGGGTATTTCAAGGCCACCCGGGCAACTCGCCTCAATCGGATGCAGGTATCGTGTCAGACTCCCCCCGTTGGGTCTTCCATCATCCTCACGCTGGTCGACGGTGCTGGAGTCAGTTTGGGCGTCACCGGTACGATTGCTGCCGGAGCGGCTTACCAAGAGACGGTTTTTTCGTCTCCGCTCGACTTGGCTATCGACGCAGTTGTGAGGTGCAAAATCACTCAGGTAGGATCTACGTCTCCGGGAGGCTACCTGACGGTAAATCTGCTTTGATTCCGTGAGCATCCAACAACTGACCTTTGGCAGTTCTAAGCGGGTGATTGCTACCGCTACCGGAGGCACAGTCACGTACGATGGGGATTACGCGGTCCATACTTTTTCCAGTTCGGGCACATTCACGATTACCTATCGGGCAACGTCCGGACTCACCTACAACCTGCTCTGCCTTGGAGGTGGGGCAAACGGAGATATTGGGACAGACGTAACTGGCGGGGATCCTAGCGGCGGGAGCGGGGGGGGAGGAGGTAACGGTGGACCTTGTTGCCTATTCTCTTCACTTAGTATGGACGCATTTACCGCTGCTTCAGTAACGGTGGGTGCGGCTAATAACGGGTACTCTCAATTTTTTGGTGGGGGAGCAGTATTGTATTCCAGCGTGAGCGCAGGGTTCACCCAAGCTTCTGGCGGCGGGGGCGGCTCATCATCTATCAACGGAGCTTCAGGGGCATCAGGGGTTACGTCTTCAATCACCGGGTCGTCGACGGTATATGGATCCTCGGGCGGAGGTGGTGGTGGGGGTGGGAGTCTATCCACGTCCAACGGAGTTGGCGGAGCGGCAGTTTA